CCGGGAATCACCTTGTATCCGCTCCCTGAATACTGGCGCTCGGTGGATGCGCGCCAGTTGTCGAGCATGTCCTTGAGGCCATCGATCTTCCGCGTCACCAGCTCCGGCGGATCTCCCGGCCTCGGGAGCATTTTCGCGTACTTCACCTCATCGCCAGCAGCGAGTTTCCCGCCCTCAAGAATCTTGCCGACGGACTGCATGGTCCGAACGGCGTCCGTGTTGTAGGCGGCAGCGTCGGTTCCCTGGAGGCCGAGCAGGTTGGTGGCGAGGGCTCCGAACTTCGCCCATGCGCCAGACTCCCCGAGGTTGCGGAAGGATTGGCCCAGCTTGTCGAGTTCCTTCTTGGCGGTGTCGACGCCGGCAAGCCCCTCAAGCGCCGCGACAGGGAGCGCCTTGCCGTCGTCGTGCGCCGCCGCCTTAAGCCCGGCGGCCTCGCGCTCCGCCGCAAGCCTTTCGCGGGCGAGTCCGAGCTGCGCGCGCTCAAGCCCCATTTTCGCGTCGAACTGGCTCTGCTGCTGCTTCATCTGGGCCGCCGCGTGCGCCGCTTCCTGCGCGGCCCGCTGCTTCGCCATCGCCTGCGACAGCCGGAACTGACCAATCTGCCCAAGCTGACCCTCCTGCCGCGCGATGCTGTCGTCGGCCTGCTGGGCGTCCTGAAGCTGCGCGCGCCCGAAGCCGGAAAGGACGCGGTCCCCCGTCAGCATCCCAAGGTTGCCGAGCGCCCGCGAGGCGTTGGCGACGCCGCGCTCGCGGCGCAACGCCGCCGCCATCGCCGCCGCCTGCTGCTGGGCGGTCGGCTCGTCGGCCATGAGCAGCGAGTAGATGTCGTCAGCCATGTCTCAGCCTCGCGTGAAGGGGAACTTGAAGCCGTCGAGAGCGTCATCCTGCGCCTGCGCTGCTGCGTCGATTGCCGCAACCCCGCTTGGCACGCGCTTCACCTTGACCGGCGACTGGGCGGGCGCCTGCTGGCCGAACATGGCCGCGACGTTGGCGGGCGTCGCAAATCCCTCCGGCGCAGCCACCAGCGGCAGGGCCGAAACGGGCGCGTGCGCTCGCAGCGCGGCGACCATGGCGTCCGCGTAGCCCTTGCGCCCCGCATCCTTCTTGTCGAGGAGCGCCGCCTGCTGCGCGCCGATGTCCTTCTCTTGGATGGTGCCGGCGATTCCCCGGAAGAGGTCCCCGAGTCCTTCGCCAATCGCCCCGCCCGCCGTCTGGCGCTGTACGGCGGTGGGGCGCCGGAGCGCCTGGGCCTGCTGCATCTGGGCGTCGAGCAGCGCGCCGCGCTCGTCGAGCGTCCCGAGCCCGAGCATCTGCTGGAGTTCTTCGGGGGAAAACCGCGTCAGCAATTCCATGTCGGCCTGAGTCATGCGCCACCTCGGAGGAAGGAGTAGTCGACGACGAGCAGGCCCGTGGTCGGGTGGGTGTGGACGAAGGCCGGGGCGACCTTCTGCAAGTCCTGCGCGACGACACCGAAGCCGGGCTGTCCGCCGAACTCCGGCAGGTAATCCCACTTCGCCCACGGGACGCCCGGAAGTGCGTCGACGTCGAGGCGCCGCAGGTTCGTCTTGCTCCGCTCGTCGGAGAGGAAGAACAGCGGCGCCAGTCCGGCCGCGCCTTTGATGAGGCCGGCATACAGGTCCGCGTTGGCTTGGTTCTCCGCCTGCCATGCGTTCATGTCGTGCTGGCCCTGCGCGTTCGCCGCGCCGAGGTAGTTGGTCGCGTCCGCAGCGCCCGCGCCCTGGAATCCGGCCTGTCCCATGAGCCCCATGAGCGCCCGCATTTCGTCGAGCGGCTGCCCGCGAGCCCGCAGCGCCTCAGAGATTGCCTGCTGGCGTGCCTGGAGGTTCTGGTTGAACGTGAGCGCCTGCGCTTGGTTGCCGCTGCTGATCGCGTTGTTCAGCGCGCCCTGGTAGGCGTCGTTTCGCTGCTGGCTGAAACGGCTCTGCGCCGTCCGCGCCGCCTGTGAGTTCGGGTCGAGCCCCGCGTTGGCAAGGCTCGCGTTCATCGACTGCTCGCGCTGCGACCACTGTGGGTTGAGGCGGGAGACGGACTGCCGGTAGGTCGCGTTGATGGCCTGCTCGCGCGCCGCGTCGCCGTTGCCGAGCGCGCCGAACTGGCCCCAATTCATCCCCTCACCCAGCGCGGCACCCTGCCCCATGAGTCCGCGCTGCGCCTCGCCCAGCCCGCCCTGGAGCTGGCTGCTCTGCGTCCACTGGCCGTCAGGCCCCTGTGTCCACTGCGACGAGGCAAAGCCGCTGGACTGGTTTGGTCGATTCGCGGCCGTCTGCGCGGCGATGTTGCCGGCGCTGCTCTTGCCGGTCGCCTCGGCGGCGCCCTTGTAGTCGGGGGATGCGGGTGCGCTCTTGCCCATGGTCAGTGGATCCTTTCGTTTCGGAGGTGTCTGCACTCCGCGCGAGTCATCTCGAACAGCAGCAAATCGTCGCCCCGCGCCCAGCCGTCGGGAATCCGCCGCGTTTCTCGGAACCCGAAGCGGCGAGTAAGCGCCACGCTGCGGACATTGTGGGCGGGGATGACGGCCAGCAGGACGCCCTTGCCACACTCCTGAAACGGGTAGGCGAAGGCGGGGCCGAGCAGGGAGCGCCAGACGATAGGCGAGTCAACCGCCATGTGCGCTTGGACGGCGTTCTCCGTCCACCGCTCATAGGCGACCATCCCGCGCGTCCGCCCCTCGGCGTCCACAGCCTCAATCAGCCGCGCGTCGGGCATGAGGGAGCAGCCCGCCCGCGCTTCAATCCATTCACCGCGCTTGCGCTCGGCCGCTCGGACGTGGAGCCTCACAGCATCCCTCCGGCGCGCAGGAAGATGTCGACACCCACCAGCGTCGTCCGCGAGATGGCGTTACCGCGCAGGGCGACAGCGACCGCGCGCCCCATGCCCGTCGCGCCGACAACGGCCTGCTTCGCTTGGTAGTCCGGCGCCCAGGTGGACGAATCCCACGCGGAGCCGTCCCATGTCCCATCGCCGCCGCCGCCCACCTCGGCGGAGTCCGCGAGTTCCGTCTGGGCGTAGTCGTAGCGGGCCTCCGCGCGCACGTTCGCGTCCGGCGTCTCGGAGAGCAGGACGGGGCGGACCATCACAATCTGCTTGTTGGCGCCGTTGCCGAGATTCTGGAAGGCGGTCAGCAGCGACCAGTCGATGGGGTCAAAGTCGGTCGAATCGTCGAGTTTCACGTCATCCACGCCGCCGACGTTCCGGCAGACGCGGCCGTCCGAGGTGCCGAAGTAGAGTTCCCGGCTCCAGACGGCGGCCGAGACGATGGGGAGGTCTGCGTATGGGAACCACCCCTTCGTCGTCAGCGACATCGCAAGCTGCTCGGACGCCTCGCCCTCGGCCACCGGCACCGTCACCAACAGCACGTTGTCGGTCGGGTGGACGTAGATGCCCCACCCCTTGTTGCCCGCGTAGAGCGACGTCAGGCGCGAAAAGACGGGGGCGATCTTGCTGGTCGCGTACTCACCCTGATTCAGCTCCTCGCCGCCGACGACGAGCCGGGAGAGCGGGAGCAGGCCGAGCACGGAGGCGACGAAGAGGTCCCCGCCCGTGTCCGTTGCGATGCGCCGGCCCTTGGGGACGCCGCCCGCGAACCAGCTTCCTTTGAGCCCGAACGTGAGCGCGTCCGTCGGATCCGAGCCCCGGTAGATGACGACGTCGCCGGCCGTGCTGATGGCGACCAGCAGCGCGTCGAGCCCGCTGCCACCGTCGTAGCTCCAGCTCCAGAGGCCGACGAGCGGGCCGCCCTTCTGCATCTTGCTTCCGAAGTCGAAGGAGGTCGCGGTGCCGTAGATGCTGTTGACGTCGAGGTAATAGGCCCGCGAGGTGTCGCGCTCCACCAGCCACACGCGCGAGCCCCAGACGGCGACGAAGACAATCCTGGATGGGTCCGCCGTGAAGCCCGCGTTCTGGTCCGCGAGGCTCGGCCCGATGACGTTGTTGGCGGCGGCGGCGACGTAGTCCCACACCACAGTCCCGTCTTCGATTCCGCTGCCGGTGCTGGTGGGTCCGCTGCCGGTGGAGTCGGAGAGCCCGGCCGTGACGCAGACGTATTCGTTCCCGCCGTTGACGACGAGGTTTCCGACCTCATAGCCCTCCTCGCCCCCCCACAGCTGCGTCGTCGCGCC